CATAACATTGTTCTAAACAAAAAACACCAACCCCTGAGTCAGCTCCAATACGTTCAAACTTTATGTCAATTTCAATTATACTATTTGCCTTTATGTCAGCAGAATTAGAAAAAACCATACTCCCTTGTGCATATTCACCCTTAGCTTTTTCAACCTCATTGATTTGTACTGTGCTTGTTGGTAAAGAACCACTAAGAGAAAAACCTTTAGGTCTTATTTTAATATACACTCCTGCTTCGGGTGGCACAGGATTTGAAACGTCATCATCTATAAACCCTTTTGCTTGAACTAATTTTTCAAGAACTACCGTTTCTACACATCCTGATACAAATCCATTTATATCTCTTTTTACTCTTAGCTTGTCTCCCTTCTCTACTTTAGAAGAGTTCTCTCCTTCTAGTACAAGCCAATAAAAACCTGTCACCGTATCTTCATAAAAGAAATTAGTATATACATTAAAGTATGTTTCTTTATTTGCTTTACAAACAAATCTATAATATTCTGCCCATGAGGGTGGTTTCTGTACAATGGGTATTGTAACTTTAATTTTATTTTTTAAATCTGAGTTATTACACGGAACATATGTAGTGTTTGACTGACTTACAAGAGCAGTAGTTGCTCTTCCATAATAATCTAAATACACCATTCCTATCTCATAATCTCTATCACTATGTAAACTTGATGTGTTCTTTACTATTCTATACGAACCTTCTATGCTTGTAATTTTATAATACTCATAACAGGTAGTAACAGTTGAATAATCTACATAAGCCATTGCTACTAATTGCAATCCAATAACATTACTTCCTGCTGAAGTAGATAACTGAATAGGTTGTCCCGGTATACTTACTCCACTTGTAACTTTAGTATAAGTAGCTAAAGCACCCGGCAACACACAATTCTGTCTATCAGTAAAGGTAACACCATTACAAGCATTAGAAACAATCTGTATATTAGAGTTTGTTCCTACATAGTTTTCAAACAAAGCATTGCTTGCCATGTCAAATACTGATGCAAAGTCTTGCTGTAAAGTAAATGAAAAGGTAATTGTAGTAGAAGGAGTAGTTGGCGTAGGTGGGGTTCCTGTAAACTGAGAGTGTTCAAAAGTAATAGAAATACTCAAAGTAGTGTTTTTTGTTAAAGGAACTCCTGTTAAGTCTATATTAGCTTTACTATTAGCCACACTTATTGCGCCATCTATTGTGTAATTTGAAGATACAGAAGTTAATTGTGCCGCAGGAAACTGTGTACTTTGAATGTCTGTGGCTACCAATGAAGTAGAATAAGCAAGCCTTATGTCATTGTTGTTGGAATCTTTTAAATCATATCCATCAACATAGTTACCATACATTAGACGATTACCCATTATTGTTTGCGCCTTAGCAAACCTTGGTACGTTATCATATAGCCTTAGTATTTCTGAACTTGCAAGAACAGTATATACTTTACTGTTATCAAAATTAAAAGTCCATTGTGCTTGGTCCGCTATTCCATCTTGAGCTTTATTAAATTCTTGGATAACTCTAATCACTGTAGAGTTAGCCTCTTTAAATAATAAATCAAATCCTTTGACTAATGAATCTCCTGTATATATTTGAACCTGTGCAAGGTTGTAAAGATTAGTCATTCCGGAATTAAGATAATCTACTGCACTAATACCAAATTGATTTGCTGTAAATGCAATCTCAGAAAAAGGAGACGTTGCACTATACTCACCATCTGCATACTTATATCTATAAGCAAAACAAATAAACTTATCCTCTAAGTAGTTATCCTCATCACCACTATTACTTAGTGTAACTACAGGTGCATCTATAGGTGCTGCTTTAATTACTAATATATCATCAGCAATAAATTGGTCTATACCTGTTGCTCCTGCAGGACTTGGAATAGGATAACTTTTTGTTATGTTTATTTTTCTAGGAGGATTATAGTCATCTGTAAAAAACAACATATCATCTACCATGTCGACTCCTGTAATTAAATATTGTGAGTTGAAGTTTAATCTTGTAGAGGTATAAGTTGCATCATTACTTATACTAATGATATGGTAATTAAGTAATGAGGTATTAACATTATAAGAAAGAATTAAATCACACTTGCCTGATTGCGCTCCTGCTACAGGAAAGTTAGAGTCAGTAACAAACCAATAGATTGTCTCTCTTGCTCCATCTTCAAACGCTCCAATACATTTTGCTGAGGTGCTTAACTTCTGTCCATTAACTTCAATCTCTGTTAATGCTGTATTTCCTTTTGTATTTTCAACAGAACCTATCTCGCTATTCTCAGTAGAACCAAGGCGAACATTCATTGCATCCACATACTCTCCTTGAGGCACAAGTCTCTCATCAAGAGACTTATTCATTCTACCTCTAATAAAATTTCTTTTTAAGTTAGGCATTCTACTTTATCCATTTATCTCTTCCACGTAGATTCATTAAGAGTCTACCCGGATGAATATTACTTATTCTAATCTTTGCGTTTCTTAGTAAAGCTGTTTTATTCTTCTGCGCTCGTCTTACAATATACTCTTGTACACCAAGCTTACTATTTAAAATGGCATACTGAATGTATGCATATATAAACTCTTCAAATAATTTATTAACAGTAACACTTGAGTCTACTCCATTCTCCATACCATCAGAAACGTATTCCAATATACAAGTTTCTCCTGACATATCCGAACTAAAGTTTATTACACCACCTTTATTATCTACTCTAAACGTAGGATTAAAGTTTGCAGTCTCAGTATTTAAACCATACCTTGCCCCAATGTTATATTCAAAATACCAATCCCCATCACAACAATATCCTTCTCTGTTGTTATAAGGACTCTGATTGTTTAGATAGATAGTTTTTTTACTATTGGTAATTCTATCATAGTCAATCTGTGAATACTGTGGAGAAAGTGCATTCCCATTTAAGTCGAATAAGATTCTACAGTCTTGGTCTTGGAGATATGCACTTGCTCCATTAATCTGAATATTCTCTGTAAGCGGTCTTAAATATCCATCCTTATATAAGGATATTCTGACCCAATTAACGTAGTCTGAGGGCAGCACAAAGCGTAATGTGTCGCATACATCAAGCTCTAATGTTTTGATTTCTTTAAAGGCATCATAGTTTAGTTCCTGTATAGCTCTCTTTGCGTGAAATAAAATCTTATATCTCTCTTCATTATTTACTAACTCATGGTTCCCATTATACATTAACATGAAATTGTTAACAACATCTTCTAAACTAACGTATTGGTATGAACCCCAATTAGCATTTTCAGGAACTGCTCCCGAGTTTTCATAATATGCGTACTGTGATATATATGCCATGGTCTATTGTTCTTCTTGAATGTTTTGTGTTTCTTCTCCTTTTGCAAACTGAACTACTTCAGTTTCTCTAATAGAGATTCCTGCGTACTCTAATATCTTTACTACTAAGTTAGGCTCATCAGATAAAGGTAATTCAAAATCTTGATAATCCGCAGCAGTAGAATTAAATACAGGTTCACCGGATGTAATAGATACATAAGTCCACTTAGGGTCTTTAGGGTATCTAAAGTATTGACACTTAACTTCACCGTTAGCATCAATGGTAGTGGGATAAGCTGTAATTAAATTTCCTTCTAAAGTATATGCAGGAAAAGTTTCATTAGGTGCAGTAAGCATAGAGTTTAATAACATTGTTATTTTACTATGCGTAACCTTCTCCATCTCTTTTAGCTTTACACCATTATTAAATAATAATTTATTTATAAGATAGTAGTCACTTGGAGGAGTAAAGGTGTTTGTTGCAACATGAGCTAAATCAGATGTTACAGAAAAAAGTTCTATAACTTCCGCTAAAGACTTCTTGATGTCAGCCATACCTGTGCCTGACTGTCTTGCATTCTCTTTATTTATCTGATAGTTATAGTCATAAAAATAATCTTCATATATATCTAGCTGTGCTTGTTTAGCATATAGATTAAAATCAGACGGAGATATGTATCCGTAGTTATTTTTATTTAATACAGCTAACACTGTTGCTCTAACTGAATCTATCATTGGTAATCTTTTTACAAAGATAAAGAAAAAAAAAGAGGATGCATTTTTTTACATCCTCTAATAATAAAGCTATGGTTTTAATTAAGCTATAGCAATACCTGTAATAGTTACTGCACCACCTGCAGCTACAGTTAAGTCACTTACAGTTACGTCATACTTTGGATTAGTCCAAGAAGTTTGAAGTGCTGCAATTACTGAATCTTGGATTCGGTCTCTTACAGTAACATCATTGGCAGCCATGGCTGCACCGATAGTTAATGTAACAACATCTTGTGCTGCTGCGTTTCCGTAAGTAATAGTTACACTAGTTGTACTCGCTTGTTCAATTAAAACGATTCCATCTACAGCCACTAGCTGTGATGTTTCTCCTGTCGCTGTGATAGGAATTGATAGAAATTTTTGCATGATATAAAATTTATGCGTTAATAAAAAAAATAATTATTCAAAGATACGAAAATTTATTCTTCTAAATTAGACTCTAACATCTTCAGAGCTTCAATACCATCCTCAGATTTCAAGTATGAACCTACTACATGGTATGGGTCTTCACCAAAAGGAACAACTAGCATTCTCTTTTTATTTGATGGTGTATTA